TTCCTGCAAACTTGCGTGAAGAACACTTTGACTGGTTGCTCAGTGACTTTGAAACATTTACTCGACATAAGGGTTTAGAGCGGGCAATTTTAGAAGCTGCCGACATGTTAGAGAAAGGCGAGTACGGCACAGTTGAAGAAAAGATCAAGCAGGCAATCCAAGTAGGTCTACAGAAAGATCTTGGTACTGACTATTGGCTAGATCCTCGTAGTCGACTAATGAAGATCAAAGACAATAACGGACAAGTAAGCACTGGTTGGAAGTCAGTTGATGACAAGTTATTCGGTGGTATGAATCGCGGAGAACTGAATATTTTTGCAGGCGGGTCAGGCGCAGGTAAGTCATTGTTCCTAGCTAACTTAGGTATTAATTGGGCACTAGCAGGACTCAACGTAGTCTATCTAACACTTGAACTTAGTGAAGGACTAGTAGCTATGCGTATGGATGCAATGGTAACTGGTATGGCAACTCGCGAGATCTTTAAGAACTTAGATGATGTTGAAATGAAAGTTAAAATGATTGGCAAGAAGTCAGGAACATATCAAGTCAAGTATATGCCAAGTGGTAAGACTGCAAACGACATTCGCAGTTACTTAAAAGAATATGAAATTAAAACAGGTCGAAAAGTTGACGTGCTTCTAGTTGACTATTTGGACTTGTTAATGCCTATGTCAAAGAAGATTAGTCCTGCAGACTTGTTTATTAAGGACAAGTATGTGAGTGAAGAATTGCGGAATTTAGCAGTAGAAAAGAACTGCGTGTTTGTTACTGCGGCACAGTTAAATCGCGGAGCAGTTGAAGAAGTTGAGTTCGACCACAGTCATATATCTGGTGGACTAAGTAAGATTCAAACTGCGGATAACGTGTTTGGTATCTTCACAAGCCGTGCTATGCGTGAGCGTGGCCGCTATCAAATCCAACTAATGAAAACACGTAGTTCAAGCGGTGTCGGAATGAAGATTGATTTAGAATTTAACGTAGATAGTTTACGCATTACTGACCTAGCAGAAGAAGATGGTTACGGAAATCATAACAGTCAAAGTGCAGGCAGTACGCTACTTAACAGTATTAAACAACGCCAGACTGTTAATCAATCAACTGGAGAAATACTAGATCCAAATGGCGGATTAGCAGTACCTAAAGTTAGGGCGCAAGTTGAAAGTAGTAAGTTGAGACAGCTATTAGATAATCTACCACAAGACGATGTTTAATGAAACAACATTTATTATTCCCGACAGTTGTTCATACACATTATATTGAGCCGAGCAGTAATACTCGATTACTCAAAGATATTATAGACCGTACTGCTAAAAAACCTCATATACTATTAGAGTCGGCACCTAGTACATATGGAACTACGCAGACACTACTTAATAATCCGTTGCTTGCTGAGTTTAAGAGAGATCTCACAGCAATAGTTAACGACTGGGCGAGAAGCCTAGATATATGCCCGTTAGAAATTACTAACTCGTGGGCTAACATCCTTGGGCCAGGACATCGCATTGATTATCACCGACATCCTAGGAGCGTAGTTAGCGGAGCATTTTATCTGAGCGCACCAGAAGGATCTATTGACTTAGAATTTCGCAATCCCTTAATGCCGATGAAACAAATGGAGTCTTTTGTTTGGGAGCAAATTGGTGGAGGTGTTAGTTTTTTAAACGAATCAGTTCATAAAATACCTTGTGAGGAAAATCTATTAATAATATTTCCTAGCTGGTTAGAGCACGGCTCGACCGAAACAAATACAACCTCTGAAAGAATTACCTTAAGTTTCAATACTTATTATCGAGATAAATGACGTATGAAGTTTATTGGAAATTGTTCTGACATAATTGATTGGAATGCGGCTATTCGAGAAATAGAAAGCAATGCTCCCATGCCGGCTAATAACAATCCTCTTTTAGAAAATGATTCTCTTACAATTAAAGAAATCGAATCAATCGCAAAAATTAAAACATACGAGATGGGCGAAAAATATGCCGCGTCGGAGCAGGGGAAAAGACCACCCCACGAATTAGAAAATATAAAAACTCGCTCTAAAAATTTATTCGACTCTTGGGATAATGCTGGGTATAAATTTTTTCAAATTCAATGGGATGATTTCTTTTCCCCTGCATTTAATCAAGAAATTTCTGATAAATTTTCACAGTTTGTAAGAGCAGTGCCGATTAGGGTGTGGATTACAAGATTACGCCCCGGAGTTGTCGCACCGCGCCACACAGATATAGTACCAGATACTTATGAGTATTTAAAATTAGGTACGCCTGTTAGATATATTTGCTTTGTGCATCAAGGAATTGCAGGACATACTATTTCCTTTGATGATATTACTTTCTACAATGAACCGGTAGGTGATGTTTGGCTATGGACTACTCCTAGCGCAATGCATTCGGCAGCGAATAGTAGTTTAACACCGTATTACCTATTTCATTTTGAGGGGTATATTCCCCATAAATGATAAGTACGTATATAATACTACTTAAAAGACAATCATGGAACTTTATCACCTTCGATCAACAGACGATCCTTTAGCCAAAGTGATCAAAGACGATCCTGTACGTCCACATATACCATTGGAACAAAGAGTCAATGATGCTGCCGAAATTCTTATATTACGTGCAGGCGAAGAAATCCTAGCGGCCACATGCTTACAGTGGTTAAAGGATATTCCTAAGAACGAACAAGACTTAATTGATATGGATAAGACACATGACACCGCAGTGTTTTATACTATATGGAGTTACAGTCCAGGTGCTGGTCAAGCATTGATCAAAGCTGCCGCAGAATGGATCCTAAGTGAATTTAAAGATGTTAAAGACATAGTTACACTTAGCCCGCAAACAGAAATGGCTCGTAAATTTCACTTAAAAAACGGCGCCACAATCCACAAAGAAAACGAAACTAGTGTAAATTACCAATACTACAAAAAGCCAGAATAATTTTGTTTTTTGTAAATAAGTGTATATGCACAATGTTAGGTACCTACCTGAGTATCACAACTTCATATACATAGCCACAGCGCCGTGGCCAGTTGATCCTCGGCATTATCAGCAAGACTGGATAGAAGCAGTTAACGATGTTGAACAGTGGTTAGAAACGTGTACAGGCCCGCATTTAGTAGAGTGGGCGTTCAGTACTAATCAGGAACATAATTATTGGGAAGCATGTGTTGCATTTCGTCGAGAACGAAATAAGACCTTATTCTTATTAAAGTGGTCCTAATCCTGTAGCCAAATCTACAGTGTCATCTACTTGAAAAACATTCTCACTAAACCGCAATAACAGCTCCGTAAGACCTGGTCCTTCAGGTATCCAAAAGCGTGTACGATTCAAATGTACTTGAAATTTCAGGTTTTGTGCCTGGATAAACGTAAACACGTCTAAAAAGGCCGGATTAGTGGTTAGAACGTAATAGTGCCGCATAAATGTCACTTATCTCGCAATCTAGAACTAGATTTGTTAAGCCACGCGATTACGGTTAGCTAATGCGGCAAATTGAGTAGGAGTTGGTCTACCATAGCCTATATTGCCAGCCATGCGTTTGTCCATGATATTGGGGAACTCACCTACGGTAAGTATAGCCAATTCCGGATTGTTTGTAGTAGGGTCACTATAACCATGCTTGACCATCGATTGTGCAACTGTTATATTTGGATTAGTTTCTATGTCTTTATATACTGCTACAGCACCACTTGGTCCAATATAGTGCGCCATATATCGATTACCTGAATTTACGTCTACCCCATTTTTCTTAAGTATCGAATCATTTGCAGCCATAAATTTGTCTTGTAGGAACTGTTGAATTGACTGATCAAATTTTGTAGTCATTGGGATGTTGTTTTGCTGTATTAATCCAGGACGCAACTTACCGTCTGACCCAGTTCGACCAAATAGTGTACTTGGCATGAACTGGAATGCTCCAACTGCTCCGCTATTATCTTTTACTGAATTCTTATATTTCTGGAATTCCCGTACTTGATCTAATGTTAATTGAGTTAACTGTAGTGGAGTACCTAGAGTTTCTTGAGACCACTGTGCAACAGTCTTATACTGACCGTTTTTAATAGTTTTAGTCTTTGGATCTAAATGATCACCAAAAGTTATATCAAAGTTTCCACCGGTTTCGTTACCGGCAATCTTGGCATTGTCTCTAGTATCATTGCTAATATTAGGATTTCTTCCTTGCTTTGTTTCAAAATCTTTAGCGGCTTGTCTTGCGGCTCTTTCTACCTCGGCAGCACCACCGCTTATAATAGGCTTACCGTCACCGCCAACTAGATTACCAACTACAGCAGGATGAGCTTTCAT